TTCCATGTGGCCAGTGCCGAGGTGGATGCCGGTGAGCAGCTGCTTGGAGGCATCGGAGCTAGCGGCGACCATACAGGCACGGATGCCGGTGGTGAGGTCCAGCTCAGCGCTAGGAGCCTCTACAACAGGCATCGCCGGGTAATCGGCTGCATCACACGCGGCAAGGCCATAAGAGCCACTGGCGGCGCTCAGAGCGCCATCTGAGAGCGTGATGGGCTCGCCATCATCCATGCGACTGACGATGCCGGCCAGCAGGCGATAGGGCAATGCCACAGCGCCATCGGTGTCAACTGCTGCTGGGCATGTGACGGTGATACCGAGGTCGAGGTTGAAGCCGGTGACGGTCATGGTGCCGCCGGCAGCGGTGATGAGGCAGCAGTCAAGGATGGGATGGCTACTGCGGACACCAACAGCTGGCGCAATGGTGCGCAGTGCGTGGTCAAGATCAGATTGACAGGTGATCAGTTTCATTAGTTGCGGTTTGGAGAGCAGTGATTATGCAAAAGCAATCGGCAGCGATTGATGCAGCATCATCAGCGCTGATGGTGTCACCAGCATCGATGGCGTTATCCGCAATGGCGTGTGCGTAGGCAAGCGCCTGGGCAATGGTGTCATGCAGCCGTGTAACGACTGCTGATTGAACGGATGACATATGCGACGAGAGTTTCAACTTGCGTACGGCTGAGGTCGCCGCGCATGAACGCAGCGGCACCAGCCACCAGCCGATGGTACTCCACCGTGGTCAGCCTTGCAACGGCTCGATCACGGATGAGCTGTGCGCGGCTGATGCCAGAGGCTGCTGCCTGGTGATCCAAAGCGGCGAGGTCATCAGGCTGAAAACGGACTTTGATCTCGATCATGGGGGTTTTTGAGGTTGGACGAGGTTAGACGCCTTGCTGTGACTGGGTTTGTCCGACCGTCTAACCAACCTAACCTCTTAAAGAAAGTAAGTAAATAGAGGGGTAGGGGGGGGGTACGGGGTAACTCTCTAAGGGAGGTAGGTCGGTCCGGAGGTTAGGCGGCTGAGATGCGCTGCGCCGCAAGGCGTCTGGCCGTCTAGCCGGCAGGTTGGTCGTCCAACTGGTAGTACCAGCGCCGTTTGCCGGATGATTCGCGCCGCTTGGTCCAACCCAGCTCTTTAAGGATGGATGCAACCTGCATTTGGTCTACCTTGGTCTGCCGCTCCATTGGCTTTTGGATAGCCTTAGCGAGGATTTCTTCAGAGGTCAGTACATCCTTAGAACGCCGATCAGCGAGGTAGGCAAGAATAGCCGAGCGCCATGGTGATTCGATCATGTAAGCATCATTTTCCTGCTGAACGGCAAGCTCCATTGCAACTGGCAAGCGGTTAGTTTCACCGCTTCTATATGCATGAACAGCCGCCGCCCAGATCGCATCACGCTCCATAAGAAGCATAGCGGTGTTGATTTGATCGACCTGAGTTTTGGTTGTGGGAATCACCCAAAAGCGACGATTGCCTGTTTCATCAACAAGGAATCCAGTGGTCTTGTTGGTGGTGCCAACGATAATGCCGCGCCTAGGAAATGCCTCCACGGCTTTACCGTATGGCACCCTAAGTAGGTCAACAGCCTGCGAGAGAAATGCCTTAACTTGCCCGGCGTGCTTACGGTTAGTGATGTGATCTAGCTCTGCCCATTCCATAATCCAGGAACGGTGAAGAACCATCACATCGTCCTTGGTACTGATGTCACCTAGGGCGTCGGAGTAGAACGGACCGCCGAGGCATCCCCAGAAACTGGACTTGTATGCGCCTTGGTCGCCCATGATGACGCAGGCGGTGTCGTGCTTGTAGCCAGGGTCAAAAGCACGAGCGACGGCGCCGATCAGCGTGCGCTTGAGCATCTCGTCGTAGATGGTCGGACCGTCCGCCTGGTCACCAGGCCTGAGGTACGCGGTGGCCAGCCCATCGATGTATGTTGGCTCAACATGTCGCTCGCAGTGGAGCAGGTATTCGGTGACCGGGTTGTAGGGGTTTTCATTGGCCACCTGCACGAGGCAGTCGATGGCCAGCTCTTTGCCTACCTTGTAACCCATTTCCGCCAGCTTTAGGTAAAAGCGGTCAGCGCCATCGATGACGGTGCCTTTGATCTCAATCTGCTGGGTGAAGACGTTGTAGCGGATCTCATCGGACTGGCTGCGCAGCAGGGCCAATAGCTCTGCAGTTTCCAGCTTTTCGGGCTTGGTGATGATCGGCGGCTTGTCTTCACCACCACCAGCAGGCTCGGCGGCCACAGTCCGGCTTGGCTCACGACGCGAAGAGCGCCAGCCGTCCTTTTTAGCCATATCACCAAGGGTGCCAAGGCTGATGCCGGACTTTTTGAAACTGCGCCACTTGCGCTGGCAGTCGCTGGGCTTGTGCTTGCCGGACTGCGCTGACCAGTGCTCCCAGTCATCGAGCAAGCTCTCATCACCGACGCTATGAAGCGCCATGCCAACAGCTAGCCAGTCGTCGTAGTCATCAGCGCGGCTGCCGGCTAGGGCTTCAAGGTATGACCGCGCCCTGGCTGCATCGTCAGTGCCAGTAGCCACCAGCAATGGTGCCGACTCGGCTGCGGGCTTGAGCATCCGCTCAATCAGGCACAGCGGCGCTTCGGCCAGCTCAAGGTCTTCGGGGCTGTATTTGCTGACCCAGTGGTAGCCGGTAGTGGTTGGGTGTGCGCCGGCAACAACTGACTGGCAGCCAGTCCAGCGGAGTTCGATCTGCTCAGGCTTGCCTTCCGAGTCGGTGACACCGGACTTGTATTTCCGTGTGGCGATACCAGCCCAATAGTGCTCAGGCACGCGATAGATGACCTGAAACCTGCCGTCGCGGCCTGAGGTGACAGTCCACGAGCGCGGCAACGACGACATGGGACACCCCCAGTCGCGGAGGATGGCGCTAGCGCTGCGGCCATCGTGATCAAGAAACAGCAGTCCACCGGATGGCACACCGCAACAGACGCCGATGGCCTTGGCGTGACCGGCATCCAGCTCCGCTTGTAGGCCGGCTTTGTCGAGTGGCCGTTCCTGCCACTTGGCCTGGTATGGGCGCTTCTGACCATCGACAGCGACATAACCCCACCCGTCCGGCAGGCGCGCAAGCTCTTCGGTGAGGGTCATCGCTTGGTTGCCGGCAGGATGCCATCGCGGTGCAGTCGCATGGACTGCTCCAGCAGCAGGCGGATAGCGGTGCCTCTGCTCATGCGGTCACCACGCCAAGAATCCAGCCAGTGCAGGAGGTCTTGGCTAAGGCGGAGGCTAAATGGTCGGCAAAGCTGCATGGGGCGCTGGCGGGATGCTTGACAAGCGTAGCCCCTGCGGTTACGGTGTGCAAGCCTGGCGGGTTTAGGGGTTCATAGCGCGACAGCGTTGTTTACAGACGTACTCGCCGCACCAACACGCACCACATGCAACAGATCAGCCTGCTACCAGAGCCTGAATACACACCAGCTTCACTGCCGATCGTCCACATCGGTCAGCGCATCTGGGGCTGTGACTACGGCTCTGGCTATTTTCATTTGCACTGCGATGGCATTTACCGCAAGATTATGCCTGACCAGTTTGCGGCGCTGTCATTTGCAACGGCTGGTGATGTTGTAGTGATTGAAAACGCGCACATGCAGCCGAAGGCTAGAAGCCTTGCGCAGGTTTTTACCTATGAAGAGCTGGCAGCCATCAAGGCTGAAGCCGAGCGACGCGACATTACGATCCGTCTTTGGTTTCATTCGCAGACGCCTAAGTGGCGCGCCATGCTCGAAATGGGTGACAAATCGGACGAGGTTGACGCGGAAACCATCTACCAAATTATCCAGCATCGCGGACTAGATGGTCTGCAGTATTTCAATCCACGCAGGGGTTACCCAGAGCGCATCCAATGGGCGCATGAACAAATTAAAGACATGAATGAATGGTTGAACATTGCGCGGTGTGACTATCAAGCTAAAAACTGCGTAGCTTTTCAAATCTACATTGAAGAGGCAAGGGTAAATATCCAAACCATTGTTTTAAGGCAAATGAATGCAGGGTTGCATTCGTCTGATATTGCTGCAGATTGCAGCAGATGGTTTCTTAAATCGCAAAAGGCCAAGCAGAACGAACACATTTATGGCTTAAGCCTTTGGGCTGCATTTGTCAGAAGGGATGGGGGAACCCGCAAGTACAAAGATCAAATCCCAGGTGTTAAGTTTGTGATGCAAGAGCTTTTAAGGCAGCGCCCTAATCATTTCAGAGGCGGCACAGCTAGATCAAATATTATGCATCATCATTTCAGAAACTTAGTAATTGCTGAACTCGGCACTCGCGCAAGCAAAAAGAAATTGCACGAGTTAAATGGACTTGAACGTGAAAAGTTCATTGCTTTTAGGCAGCGCTACCGCAAAGCCATGACAACAACTCTACACGCAATGAGACAATATCTGACAGAGCGTGATGTTGTTTAACGCTTTATACCGCTCTGCGATATTTAACGAGGCACAACATTACGCTCACACTCTTGCTTCGGTTGTTTACGATGTCACATCTTTTGGATGTTTAGAGCAACATAACCGCAGCACTCTATCCACATTCCAATCATGCAATTAAGACCCTACCAAACCCAGCTCATCACAGACATCCGTCTGCAATACCAGCTAGGGCATCGCAAGGTGCTGGCAGTGCTACCAACCGGTGGCGGAAAGACTGTGTGCTTCAGCCACATTGCACAGAGCGCCGCCCGCAAAGGCAACCGCGTCTGCATTTTGGTGCATCGCGCTGAGCTGTTGGACCAAGCCAGCCGAGCGCTGACCGCAATGGGCGTCACCCATGGCCGCATCCAAGCCAACCGCAGCATGGACTTGTCCCATGCGGTGCAGGTGGCATCGGTGCAGACGCTTGCCCGCAGGTTGCATAAGCTGCCGCGTGACTTCTTCCAGCTGCTGGTGGTGGATGAGGCGCACCACAGCAATGCCGGCACATGGGCCAGCGTGCTGCAGCATTTCCACAAGGCGCATGTCTTGGGCGTCACTGCTACACCATGCCGTGGTGATGGTCGCGGCCTTGGCGAGTGGTATCAAGCCATGGTGCAAGGACCATCAGCGCAGTGGCTGACCGATAACGGCTACCTCGCTGCTGCCCGTGTGCTGGCACCGCCTGGATTTGATGCCAGCGGCTTGCGGAAGCGCATGGGCGACTTCGACACCAAGCAAGCCGAAGAGCGCGTCACCACCATCATGGGCGACTGCGTGAGCCATTACCGCAAGCATCTGACAGATCAGACAGCAATCGCGTTCTGCTGCAGCGTGGCCCATGCTGAAGCGGTAGCTGCGCTATTCCTATCCCAAGGCATCGCTGCAGCCAGCATCGACGGCAGCATGACCGGTGAGCAACGGCGCGACCTGCTCGAAGCGCTCGGCACCGGTCGCATCAAGGTACTGACCAGCTGCGCATTGATCGGTGAAGGCGTGGATGTGCCAAGCGTCGGCGGCTGCATCCTGCTCAGGCCAACGCAGTCAGTGAGCTTGCACCTGCAGATGATCGGCCGGTGCCTGCGCCCCAGTGGTGACAAGGTGGCAGTGGTGCTGGACCACGTGGGCAACACGCTCAGGCTCGGACACCACTTGGAGGAGCGCGACTGGAGCCTAGATGGCGTCAAGAAACGCGACCGCGAGACGGCGCCTAGCGTCAAGGTATGCCCGGTGTGCTTTGCCACCAGCATGAGCCAGGCGCAGGTATGCCGTGAATGCGGGCATGTGTTTGCACCGCAGGAAGCGCGTGAGTTGAAGGTGGTTGATGGTGAGCTTCAAGAGCTAGTCATGCGCCAACGCAAACGCGAGCAAGGCAATGCGCAATCGCTCCAGGATCTGATCGCCCTAGGCCATCAGCGCGGCTACAAAAACCCCGCCGCATGGGCGAAGCACGTCCTAGCCGCCCGTCAATCCAAAGGTCAATGGAGCAAAGTCAAATGAGCAAGTTCTGCATTGATCTTGAAGGAATGCTGCTGCCAGATGCCATTGCGGCAGTGGTTGAGGCTTGGTATGAGGCGCAAGATGTGGATAATTTGGTTGAGCAGAAATATACACTAAGGCAATACCAGCCGGGTATGCAAATAGAAATTAGAGATTCTATTTACGAATCTGCATGGAAACGCGGATGGGTGTTTTACAAAGCTTACGATAAAAAAGTAGGTATATGCGAATCCGACAAATGGAACTTTGAGCTAAACCTGCCAAACTACCTAGTAGATGGTGGCGGTCAATACCGTGGCAAAGGCGATGTTTACACGTCCAGGGAATCGGGATGCAGAATGAAGCAGTATGAAAACATTAGGCGAATGGTCGTCCAACCATGGGAAAATCAGTTGCAGCGTCAGCAGGCTGGCTAAGTGTCTGAACAACAAATCCAACAACACATCCGCCTGACCTGCGGCGGCGGCGCCACCCGGCTGTTCCGCAATAACACCGGCACGCTGCGTGACCAGCATGGCCGCCCGGTGCAATTTGGCTTAGCCAAGGGCAGCAGCGATCTGATCGGCTGGACCACGCGCACGATCACCGCTGACATGGTGGGTCAGCGTCTGGCCGTCTTCACCAGCATCGAGGTCAAGAGCGCCACCGGTAGGCTCCGGCCTGAGCAGCAGCAATGGCTTGATGCAGTCCAGGCAGCAGGCGGCATCGCTGGTGTGGCGCGGTCTGTGGACGATGCGTTGCGGATTGTGACTGACCACGCTTGACCACGGCGGAGCATGGTGTAGGATACGGGGACAGGAGGCGAGAGCTTCCACCCCAACCCGAGAGCCATGACCGCTTCACCTTCTCAACTCAAGGCCCAGGCCCTTGAAACCGGCACCACCGTTTGGCACGACGGGCTAACCGTTACGCCTGAGGGCATGTTCGTTATTTGCGGCCGCCGCTGCACTCTTAACGAGGCGATCATGTACCTCGGCAACCGGGCTGTGACCCGCGCCAAGGTTGCCGCCTAACCCCACGCGGCCCGCCGGAGCCGCACCCAATCCGGCAGTCACATTGCGACCCCAAGCATGATCCACAATCCTTGGCTCAACCGTGCTGCGGCGCTTGCCACACTTCTGATGGTTTATGCCGCTGGCTGGGCTGGCGGCAAAGATCAAGCAATCCAAGCACATCACAATGAAACGCTACTACTTCCAAATCCGCCCTGCAAATGTAATTGAATGCATCTGGGCGGCAAGTTTTACCGATGCAAAAGCCAAAGCAGCAATGGATTGGCTTGAGTTCTGGAATCAAATCGAATGGCTTAATCCCAATGACTGAATCTGACATCTTCTGGACATTTCAAACAGCATTATCGCACGGCGGTAGTTTTTACCATGCCTTAGCTGCTGCTGGCATCAAGGCTGATCCAGCTAACAAACGCCGACTGTTAAATGCATTTCCTGAACTGCGCGCTAGCTATGGCCCCACCAGCAGGATGCACAAACGCCTGCGTGAAGGGGTATCGGCATGACCAGCAACACTGACTACCACGCCGATCCAGCTGTTAGCGCCAGCCACCTGCACGCCGTTGCGGCTAGCCCGTACCACTACTGGGCGCGGTTTCTTGACCCAGACCGCAAGCCGGTTGAGCCCACTGCAGCGATGCGGCTTGGCAGCCTCGTGCATTGCGCGGTGCTGGAGCCAGATGAGCTGAGCAAGCGGTATGCGGTCGCGCCAGACCGCCGCACCAAGGATGGCAAGGCCACAGCTGCCATGCTTGCCGCCAGCGGCATCGAAGCGGTCACTGCTTCTGATATGGAGCTTGCGCTTGCAATGGCCGCTAGCGTCCGCAGTCACCAGGCTGCTGCTGCGTTGCTACGCACCGGCAAGGCTGAACAATCCTTTTGGTGGGATGACCTAGCAACTGGCCTGCGGTGCAAATGCCGCCCGGACTGGTTTTATGGCTCAACCATAGTTGACCTAAAAACCACCACGGATGCCAGCCCGCGTGGGTTTGCCAAGGCTGTCGCCAACTGGCGTTACCACGTCCAGCAGGCGCATTACATGGCCGGCACCTTTGCCGAGCGGTTTGTGTTTATCGCAGTTGAGAAGACTTACCCATTTGCGGTAGGCGTCTATCAACTTGATGAAGCTGCCATGGATGCCGGCGAGGCATCACGGCGCAGCAATCTACAGACCATTGCTGACTGTCAAGCCATTCAAGAGTGGCCTGGCTACGGCAACACCATCCAACCGTTGAGCTTGCCCAACTGGGCGTTTAGCACGACCCCAACCATGACCTCCGATGACTTCTAATTCAATCACCGTCTGGACACCAGAACAGACCCAGCTGATCGCAACCACCATCGCACCAGGCTGCAGCGCGGATGAACTGCGGCTGTTTGCCTATGCCTGCCAGCGGACGGGTCTGGATCCGTTCTCAAAGCAGATCTACGCCATCCGCCGCTCTGGGCGTATGACGATCCAGGCCGGCATCGACGGTTTGCGTGCCATCGCTGAACGCACCGGCCAGCTTGATGGCAGCGAAACGCAGTGGTGCGGTGAAGACGGCCAATGGCAAGATGTATGGCTTGGCAGCAAGCCACCAGCAGCAGCCAAGACCACCATCTGGCGTAAAGGCAGCAGCCATCCATTTACCGGCGTAGCGCGGTTTACGGATTACAACGCCGGCCAAGGGCTGTGGACCAAGATGGGCGCCACCATGATCGCCAAGTGCTCTGAAGCGCTTGCGTTGCGCAAGGCATTCCCTGCCAACCTGAGCGGCGTCTACAGCACCGAAGAGATGGATCAAGCCGTTGAGCCTGTCACCGTCACCAGCGCTGCGGCACCTGCATTGCCTGCTGGTGATGAGAAGGCATTTACCGCCGGCAAGGCTGCTATTGCCAAAGCCAAGACCATGGAGCAGCTGACCAAATTCACTGAGCGGTTGCAGGACCGCAAAGCTGACCTATCAGCTGAGCAGTTTGATGCACTGATGGAACTAGCACTGGCCAAGGAGTCTGAGTTGCAGCCTGCTGATGAGGATCCATTTGGTGATGACTGAACCGTACCTGACCACTGATCAGCTTGCCGCTCGATGGGGCGTCAAGCCTGCCACCATCAAGGACTATCGCGCCCGTGGCACCGGTCCGCAGTATTACACCGCTGATCGGTTTGCTTTACCTGTTGGTGTACCAAGGGTGCGGTATCCCATCTCTCAAGTCCTGGCCTTTGAGGAGGCCAATAACATTACCCCACTAAACCCATGAGTCTTTACGCATCTGGCATCATCCGCATCATTTCTGAGCCTGCATTACGCACATTTGATAGTGGCAGCATGGTGGCTAACTTTGCCGCCGGCATCCAAGAAGGCAAAGACAAAAACGGCAACTACATCAACAACGCAATGGACGTTGAGGTATGGGGCAAGTCTGCTGAGATTATTGTTGACAAGCTAAAAAAAGGTGACTGCATCTTGGTTAATGGCAGCGTCAAAATGCAGGAATGGGACGACAAAGAAACCGGCGCTAAGCGGCGTAAACATGTGCTAAGCGTGCAGCGGTTTGAGTTCCTGCCGCGCAGTGCTGCTCAACAAGAAGAGGAGCCGTTCTGATGGCAACGCTTGATCAATGGGCTTACCAAGAGCACTGGGCGGTAGAAGATAGTGATGCCGCTTGCCTGCTGGAACTGCGCGCCAGGGTAGAGGCGTTGGAAGGCAAATACGAAACCATGCGCCTAGCCACGCTTGAGTGGGACAAGGATGTTGAGAATCTCCAGCGATGGAACGATCAACACCTGAAGCGCATTGAGCGGCTGGAGGGCAATCATCCGGCAAAACCAGATGGCTCGCTGGTGGAGCGGGTGGCTGGCGCTATTGCTGACGATGGCTGCGCTGTGGATGTGTGGCACGACATTTCCCGCGCCACGATCCGTGAGGTAGCGGCAGCGCTGCTGCAGGCAGATCACCGCTCAGCCAGTAATTGGCTGCTGAAGGAGGCAGCTAAGCAATGAACGAAGCCGCCATCAAAGTAGCGTTTGAAGAATGGTGGCGTGATAGCTATGGGGTGCCTCCGGGCACCCATGCTGTCATGACCCACGTTGCCTTTGCTGCATATCTACTGAGCCTGATGGAGCTGATGGAAGATGGCTGATTGCCTAGAACCAGGCAGGCGGCCTAAAGGTAAAGGTCGCAATTTTACGGTGAACATCCGCATGAGCCGTGAAGAAATCGAAACAGCACGTAAGCTCGGCGGTGGCAATATATCGATGGGTTTTAGATGGGCGCTTCGGTTTGCTAATAACCGTGATATGCGTCCGGTGCAGTTATCAACCTTGCTGCGTTCAGCGGCAGTATTAGCGGCTGAAATGGAGGCCAATGCACGATGACAGCTTGCCCCAAATGCGGGCTGGATGCCAGCCGTGTGATTGAATCTCGCGTTTCAATGCAAGGCGTCCGTCGCCGCCGCAGGGAATGCGAACTATGCAAGCACCGCTGGACCACCAGTGAAAATGCAATCGGTGAGCTGCCTAAACCACGCCGCTGCAAGCCGGGGCGGATCACTGAAGAGCACGTCCGCCTAGCGCTCACGCGCACGGACTTATCTCACCGCGCAATGGCTGAACTGATTGGATGCACAGCAGAAGCAGTACGTCAGATCAGAAATGGCACCTTGCATAGCGAGACGCTGCCAGGACTGCTGCGTCCAAATGATCCCAAGCCAAGCGGCCCAAGCTGCGATAAATGCAGCCACTGGACTGGCAAGCAGTGTGGTTTTGGCTTTCCCGATCCGTTGGTGGAGGGTTTGCTGTTTGCTGCTGATTGCGATCTGTATTCAATCGCCAAGCAGTTCAGCGGCTAAATCCATGTGCCATTGCTCGATGCCACGCTGCGACAACGTGACCTCCTTAATCAGCCACTGGATCTGCGATCGCTGGCTGGCTTCTTGGTCCGCCAGCAGCAGGGCGTATTCCAGCAGGCCGTTGATGTCGCCTTTCTTGTGCAATGCGCGCAATGCTGCGATATTGGAAGCGCCATGAAACTCCGCCTCCATGGTATGAACCAATGGATTCATCATGACTGATTCGATTAAGGACTACCTAAACAGTATCGCCAGGCATCCACTTTTGACGCCGCAGCAAGAGATACAGCTTGGTCGGCGTGTTGCAAGATGGCGTGAATTGCGCAACAAAGATGCGCCATTGACAGCGGAAGAACAGCGTGAATTACGCAGTGGTGAACGAGCGCGGCAGCAGTTTATACGATCAAACCTTCAGCTGGTGGTGCATGTTGCTAGGAAGTACGAAAAACGAACGCGCAAGACGTTGGAGTTTATGGATCTTGTGCAAGAAGGCAACATCGGGCTATCGCGTGCTGTTGAGCTGTTTGATTATTCACGCGGCTATAAGTTCTCGACTTATGCATATTGGTGGATTAGGCAAGCGATTAGCAGGGCACTGCTTCAAAATGATCCAATAATCAAATTGCCATCGGCATTGCATGACTTGATGTATCGCGCAAGTCGCACCAGCCAAGAAATGGCGCAGCAGCTTGGCCGGGTGCCAAAGCTAAGTGAATTGGCAAAAGAAATGCAGATTGAACCTGAAGCATTGGCTGCTGCATTTAAGCAGTCATATAGTGTCACCAGTTTAGATCAGGCATCAAGAGCAGGCGAAGATAATAGCATTATTGATTTGATTGCAGCAGATGCTGATTGTGATCTTGATGAACACTACGCCATTCAAGAGCTGTACCGCTGCATGGATGTGTATTTAGACGACAAAGCAAAGGAGATTATCAAGGCAAGAATGGTTAGTGGTGAAAAGTGGGAGCAGATACATGCGCGTACAGGGATAAGCCATAAAACAATGAGCGACATGCAAAGACGCGGTATTGACAGGTTGCGTATGTTCATGAAGAATCCACTCGATGACACACCATTAGGCCGCATCTAGTAATCCCAGCGGACGCGGGGTTTGCCTTTACGGATGCCAAGGTGCACAAATCCCTTGGGTGCGCCGTATCCCAAGCTGTAAGGCCAGTTCTTGTCACACCAATCCTGCACGGTCTTGATGTTGGTGTCCTTCACGTAGAAGTCCACCGCACCAACATTAGGCGCATCAAACAGATGTTCGCTGCCACTGGCGCCACCGACTGAACGGTTAATCGCCGCAGGACGGTAGCCGCTGGTGATCACTACTGGCTTGCTGCCAAAGTTACGTCGCACCCGCTCAAGGAAGGCAGCCAGCTCAGCAGCAGTATCCACCTGGTGCTGATGGTGAAACCGTCGAACCTCTTGGAATAACGCAAACTCACCCAGCTGAATATGTGGTGTCAGTCGAGCTGTAAACGGGCTGGCTGGTGACAGCTTGGCTGGATCCTGCTGTAGTGTTGGCCATGTACCCCACAACCGCCCTTCTGCTTCACGGCGCCGCCGTAGGCCAGCTTCAAAGCTGCTGCCAGGGTTGCGGTACAGCAGCAATGTCTCCGGCACCTTGGCCCAATCTTTTTCGCGTAGCCGTTTGGTGATCGTCTCGAAGCCTTGCGCGCCATAGAAGCTGGCGCCGAGGTTGTAGCCAAAACTGATAAGTGCTGACTGCTGACCAGCGGTCATTTCATTCCAGTGCGGGATGACGCGCAGCTTCTCGATGATGCGGTCTACCTCGCGGCGCAACATCATGTCAGCTTCAACGCTGGTGATCTTGTCACCGAGCTTGACCGACCTGCCATCCACGTATCTGGTATTGCCCCAGCCGATCGTTGGGATGCCTGCAGGACATAGGTACGTCTCAAAATGACAGTTTTCAAACTCCTGGATCAGCTTGAGTGCAGGGCCAATGTCCTGTTGCTTGCCGCCTTGACTCCATGTCTTGAACCACGCCTGGCCCCTATTCAACAATGCAGGGTCAGCCTTTAATAGCGCCTCCTCTAATTCAGAGATGGCCGCAGACTGATGCGGCAGTTGCCGGTAATACTTGAACAGATCAAGCAGGCGGATCTGATTAGTCACGTTTCCATGGGGCATGAATGGACATTGCACCGCCCAGTTTGGCGGATTCACCCGTCTGTAGCTCAGGGTCAAGCGGGTGATGGATCACCATAGGCGGTGGCAAGTCCGGCGGCTGCGTAGCGTGCCATTCGGCTTCAGCCTTATCCAGCTTGGCTGGCAGGGTCTTGTGAAACCACCAGTCATTGATGGCACGCTCTAGGCGCCGCTGCCAATCCGGCTTGCCAAACTGGATCAGCCCTTTTTTGACTTCAGTACCGCCAGGATCTGGAAGACAAGCTGGATGACGCTGTTGCTCTTGAGCGGCGACAGGGCGATCAGCTCAGAGGCCGCCGCTACAACGATCCAAAAGGCAGGATGAGAAAGGAATTCCACTTCAGCAATGAGGATGTGCTTCCAGCTTAGCCACGCGCTGCTCAACGCCACTCAAACGGTTAAATGTCTCCTTGCGTTCATCTTTAATGTCAAGATGCAAGACTTCAAGCTGGCTTGCGATGTGTTCGACCGCGCTGGTGAGACGGATGACGGCATCACGGGCCTCGTCGTTGCGGCGAGAAAAGCCCATGGCGCCCATCGCCGCCACTGAAATTGATGCGCCAGCGACGGCGGCGATAACTTCAATCACGGCACAAAAGGCTACCTATTAAGTTTAGCTAGCCTTTGCCTTGGCCCCGTAGTTTTTTGCGGCCATGGTTGGGGCGGCTGCGTTTTCCTTGGCCTTGGTTTGTAAGTTTTGGCGGCCCCGGCTGATGCTCGATCTTCGCCGCGCCTTGCTTGCTACGTACTGCCATCAGCTAGCCCAAGGAAGACCTGAGGCGCGACTGGGTGCGCGTTGCTCGTCAAGTTGAGCCTGGAGCGCAGCCTCGACTTCGGCGACTTTTTCGTCACCAAACTTATCCTTGACCCAGCCGATCACGATCTCTTCAGTGAGATCGGCGTAGGGGATCATGTCGTCTTCGGGACGCTCGAAGCCGAGACTGCCGTAGGCGCCAGCAGGGTAGGTGCCGTCGTTGGCATCTACGGTGTAGTGGGCGGTAAAAACGTAACCGTCAGCGGTCTCCCGTTCCAGTTGGGCGATGTGCCAGGTAAAAACAGTGTCAGCCATAAAATTTCAAATCTTTTGTAAGTTTAGCCTGTGTTTACGGAGAAACAGTTACGGGTGCTACTACCAACAGTTTTAGTGAAGGTGACTACTCACCGAGCAAGTACCGAGCAAGTAGTGAGTAGGACTAAGATGTCTTACCAAGTAGAAATAGCAGTCCGCTTCCATGTATTTGTTGCAGTGCAGACGTAGATGTAATCGGCATCCCAGCAAATTTCACCAGCAGTGCCAGTGTCAGATGCTGAGGATGGGGTTTTTGCAGTGGCAATTCTAATACGATTGTCGTTGACTTGAAGTAATGCTCCGCCAGAGTCGGATGACGTGCCAACTAACAACTTGCCGGAGCTGTCAATGCGGGCGCGTTCGGTGGAATTTGTACTGAATAGAAGACGACTTGAAGCCCCATCCGCTTGAAGAGTACCAACACCATTTGCTCCGAAAGCAAGCAAGCCGTACTGTGCAGTTGCTGCTGAGTCCGTAAATTGAAGGGCGCCTGCGCCAGCGGTTGCGTTTGCTCGAATTCTCAATGCGTAACCAATGGAGGCTGTTGTATCGGCTGAAGCAACATCCAACGCATACCCCGGCGAACTTGTTCCAACCCCCACATTGACAGGGATGCCTTGAAACAAACTTTGGATGGTGATGCGCTTGTTTTTGCTGGCAGCAGCAACTTCGCTGATGTCAACGATCGGCACATAGTCGCCTGACGCAGGCGTCGTGAGCGCTGTCAGGTCAGAAATCTTGCGGTCAGCCATGGATTTGTACCAGTACGATTAACTTAACTCGGGTTCGGGTGGTGGCACGAACTTGCCGTTGACATAGCCCCAGCCAATGCCGGCGCCATCCTGCAATGGGATCATGTCGCAACCATCAGGTGGTTGCCATGTTGGATCACCGTTCCAGACGATGACGTTGATGACAAGGCCGTTTTCAACGATTGCACATTCCATAGCGATCACCAGACGTAAACGATGCAAAGGCCGGCGCCGCCATTCCCGCCAGCAACAGCGGCTTGTTGCGATCCTCCGCCACCGCCACCTGGCACAGAGCCGGCAGTGCCGGTGTTAGACGCTGCACCGTTACCGCCAAGCAGGCTGGTGCCTCCAGCGCGTTGGGTTGCACCATCACAACCGCCGCCACCGCCGCCGCCATAGTAGGCTCCAGCGCCAGTTCTGTTGCCTGCTGTACCACCGCCACCGCCACCGCCCCAGTTTCCGCGACCGGGAGGATTTGTGGTAGCGCCTCCATTGCCGCCATCCAAAACACTGCCATGGCCGTTGCCACCCGCACCACCGCCAGGGCTAGCAGTGGGCGTAGAACCCGCACTTAAACTGCCGCCACCACCACCGCCACCACCTTCGATACCGCTGGCAGAACCGATGCCGCCACCACCGCCATAAGCAGAAAGTAATGAGCCAAAGCTAGATGTACCGCCAACACCACCAACACCTGAGCCGGCTTGACCTGTGCCGCCAGCACCAATAGTTACGGCTGCAGAACCTGGCAAATCAGAAAGTTGATACAGAGCTTGCACGCAAGAGCCACCGCCGCCGCCGCCGGCGAAGTCGTCTTCATTACGTCCACCACCACCACCACCACCCCAGATGGTGATCAGCGCAATGGTGCCAGCAGATGGTTTAGTCCACGTGCCGCTGGTCGTGAATACTTCCTTGCTGGATCCGGGAGGAATGGTCCCCCAGCTAGCGGTAGTGCCGTTGGTGGTCAGGTATTTGCCGCTGTTGCCGGACTGTGATGGCAACGTACCTTCAAATGCCAGCGAGTTGCCGCTGATCGTGCCAAGCGTGATCCAGGCATTATTGGCGGCGTTGCGTTTCTTCCAGATTGGATCGGCACCGCTGGTGTCGATCCAGTCCATGTAGGCGACCGTGACCGATGGCGCACTGCTGCCGCTGTTGTTGGTGAACAGCGCCGCCAAGTTGTTGTTGATGTCCGCCCGTACAGTCGGAAATGTATCGTTCTGTACGGTTTGGTCAGCTTGAGCCATGCGCTAGATCTCTCTGCCGTAGCCAGTAGCAGTGTAACTGTAGGCGCGGTTGACGGCAGCATTGCTGCTGTCCTTAAAGGCTACCGTAAATCCAGTCCGTGACACGGATGTGACCGTGAAGTAGTCGCCGGTTGCCATGTCCGATGGGCTGATGATTACCTCAGGCGTTTGGTAGAACGGGTCAGTAAACGTCACCACGTAGGTGTCGTTGCCGCTGTCGCTACCGCTTTCCACACGCTGCTGCAGCTCAGCTACAGCGCCGAGTTCATCAACCACGATGCCGATCTGATCGCTGCGCGTGGTGCCGACCACCTTGAGCTGGATTGCACGGCCACGCACCACGGCATTGACGTATTCGTTCCAGTCGCTCCAGGTTGGGGTGCCTGCCGGATCATCGTCGGTGACGCGGACGTAGGTGACGCAATTCACCTGATCGAGGTCACTGCCATCGAAGTCACCCGGCTGGTCATCAAATAATCCGCCAACGCTGTCAAAGTTAATGCCGGTGCTAACGGGAAAACTGACAATACGGCGGCGGATATTGACGTCGTAAATCTGTGTCAGATCCAGGTAATCTTCGTAGATATACTCGCCGGTCAAGGCGACATCTGGATCCAGGTACAAGCCATCCTTGCCGGCGTCGTATCCGAAATCAGTGTCTGTGCCGTTGAACTTTGGACTCTCGTTCTCCTCGGCCCATGTCTTCAACACCAGTCGTGGCTGTGGTGTCGGCAGCACTGCAGGTATGCCTACTGGATTGACTGAACGCACGCCGGATTGATCGCGGAAGGCGATGAAATACGTGCCAGCCAGCAGTGGCACCTGTTTCTGGGTTTGGTTGCCTGCTGCCGCTTGCACGATGGCATTGCTGCTGCTCCACTCTGCAGTTGGCAACGCACGCGGGTCATGGCGGATCAGTACTTCACCACCAATCAGCACATCAAGATCGGTTGCCAAATCCCACTGAATGATGGCGCTGCTCTCGTTAATCGGCACCAGGCTGACGCCTGTCACATCAGCCGGTGGTGTGCTAACGCCAGTAACACTAAACATCATTTCGGCTGGTGCGCTACTGACTACCTGCGTTGCACTGATGGCGTACACCTCCACTTGGTAGTTGCCTGCGCTGACATCCTCGATCTCATACAGCGGGCCGTATTTGCGGACTTCGGTCCAGTTGCCGAATTCAGGCCGCCAGCGGATGCGGTATTCATTGACGCCACGCACACCTTTCCAAGTCAGTGCCAACTTGGTGGCGATACGACCGTTCAGTGGGTACAGGATTTCAGTGCCCGTTAAATCTTCCGGCGTTGCTGGCGGTACATTCAGATTGGTGATGTCGCGGGTTTCAAGCGGTGCGCCGCGCTCCACGTAGTCGTATTTGCTGCTGTTGTAGCTGACAGCGGTGATCGAGTAGTTGAGGCCATCCTGCTCTTGGATGCCGAGTACTTTCCACTGCGTTGGTTGGATGTCGTCGGTTTCGACCATCCATGCACCACCGCTGAGTGGCGCCATGCTGAAATCAGGCGTGACCGTATAGACACCAGCGGTTAGGTCGGTGATGGTGCGTGTTTCGACGATGCCGTCATCCAACACGACGCTCAGCGTGCCGGTATTGGGCAGGTCAGTGGCATCATCAACCGTCACCGTGGAAGTGGTTGCCGTAGTAATACGACCAGCGCGGCGGGCGCCAGCCTTTACTGGATCTGCGATATTGATGACCGCGCCGGGGCGGACGATGATGCCGTTCTCCAAACTGGTGGTGAAATTGACTACCTCAGTTTCGTAGCGCTCGGAGTAAAGGATCCATTCGCCAACGCGATGAGCCTGTGCGCGGCTGGTGGTAGCAAATGCCGTTACTTCTTTTGTAACCACGCCATAGCGAGCAATGCCTTCTGGGTCTTCAACTACTTCACGGTCGATGTCGCCAAGTTCCAGGTTGAGCCAGCCGACGACGACAACGGTTGAACGGGTCTTGAGGCTGCTGGATTCGTAGTTGAAACCTTCCTCGCTGATGTTGGACAGACTGAATAATGCAACCGGATCTGATGGCCGGTCTTGCATCATACTGAGCGAACCAGCTGCCCAAAACGGCATGGCGCGGAACACCGAGCACATGTCATTGATTAGCTTGTACGCTTCATCTTGCGTTTGGATGTTGACGTTGCAGCTAAACCGTGGCTCGCTGATTGGGTCGTTTAGACCCGTTGATACCAGCTCACCGCAATACTTGCTGGCCTGGAAGAATGCCCATTTATCCAGCGTGTTGGCTTGGATGTGATCACCTAGGCCGTAGCGTTTGCTGGTGAGCAAATCCCATAAGATCCAGGCTGGATCAGTGGTCCATGCGGCGGCGCCAAACGTGCCATTCCAGATGCCGCTGTAGGTGAGCCTGCCGGTTTCAAGGTCAACGGTGGCATTGCTTGGGATAGCGACCTTAATGCCACGGATGCGGTAAGCACGTTGGGGGATGTTGCTGAACTGCTCAGCGTCGATGCGTGTGGCGACGTATGCAGTGTTTGGATACTTCAGCTTCTTGTAAATCAGCTCGGTGTAACTAGACCAACTAAAGGCGTTGGTCTCCTTGATGCTGGTGGGTTCCGCTGATGTGCGGCTGACGCGGATGTCAATGGGAAATGCCCCAGACAGATCAACAATGTAATCCCGCTGGTATAGGTCAGAGGTACGACCTGAAATCGTATCCGTAATGGCAGTGGTATAGCTGCCGCCGAAATAACGCACCTCAATCGCAAGCGACAGTGATGTGCCTTCGATGTCGCCATTGTCCAGTACCTTTTGCAGCAGCGGCACGCTGATCGTTAAACGAACTGCGTTGACATTGGTATCAGTGATGGTTTTGACTACGGGCGTGGCAAGTACCACGTCTTGGTTGACCGAGGCCTCCTCTTCGACGGCATCAAAGCCTGGGACATAGGCTTGATTTTGCGTGCCAAACTTTGTGACGA